ATGTACCACTTGCACCACCAACCCCTGATGTACCTGCAGTACCAGAACTACCTGATGAACCTGCACTACCTGCTGAACCTGATGAACTACCAACAGCAACACCAACTTGTTTTGCAACTACAATAACTGAAGGTGCATCAGGACGAGTAGGTGTTGTCAAACCACTTAAAGAGGTAATTTGAATATATTGACTTGGAGAAGAAAAATAAAATTCAACATAACTATTTGCACTTAAACTAAAAATATAAGATACAAAAGGTAAATTATATGCACTATTTGCAACCAATGAAACCGTTGATGACGTTCTTAATTCATCGTTTCCATTTATTTTTGCCCAAATTGTAACTTGGGCATCAGTTCCTTGTGTTTTTTGTATTTGTGCAGAATATCCGATTTCATATATTCCGGCATAAGCGACTTGTATCCTTGAATTAGATACAATTTGAATACCATTAGATAATTCAGTTGTATTATATGTCCATACTGTTGCAGTATCTGCTGCAGTTACATTTTGTGTAGTAGAATCAGAAAAACTACCATACCAATTTGCAATACCAGCACCACTTATTCCCGGAGCACCATTTATACCACTTGAACCAGCAGTTCCTGCAGAACCACTTGTTCCTGCTGAACCTGATGATGATCCCGTGTTTCCTGTTTGATAGAATGTATTCCCAACATTATCAACAACAACATATTTTGTATAACCTGTTACTTCCGTTAATCCGGTAACAGTCAAATACCCGGTTGTCGTTCTGCCTGATGCATTAAAACGAGTGGTAACACTACCTGCACCATTCATGAGTTGCAATAAATCATCTGCATCAGAAGCACTACCTCTTTTAATTGTAAATCCATCTAAAGAAGAATTAGTAACAATTTCAGGAGTAGAAGAATTATCATAAGCCTGTTGTAATGTTGTTGTCGATAATCCTTGGCTTCCTCCTAATACTTCACCGAATTTTGAAACGAAATTAAATACTGCTTGAGAAGTATTATTCAATGCAGAAGCACCTTTTTGAACAGAAAGTATACCTATCAATATACCATTATCCCTGTTGTTTTGATACTCAACGAATGCTTCTGATATATGTCCCGCAACTGCTGCGGCTAAAGTTCCATAAACAGTTTGACCATATTGAATTCTGATTAATCCGGTAGGAAATAAATAAATCCTTTGATTTGTTGCTTGGTTTGAACTTCCAGCAATTGCCGTAACTAAACCTCCAACATCATAGTTAGTAGGATCAATTGATGTAGTATTAGCAAAAGTTCCTCCAGTTTGTGTTCTATATTGAAAAGTGACAGGGCTATTTCCAGAAATTGAAACGCTGTTCGGATTCAATTCGTTTGTTGTCCAACCGATACCATTTCCCCAAAGTGTTCCGGCTGATGTATTAATGCTTAGACTGGCACCACTTGCAGAAGGTATTATTCCTTGATTTACTAATTTTAATGGTGTCCACAAATCACGCAATGCAGACATCGGTGACACATCAAAATCAACTGTTTGATTAACATTAAGTATTGTTAATCTATCCGGATGAACAACTTTACCTAAATAAATATTATTTCTTCTCTGCTCTGGAGTAGGGAAAGTATTTTGAAATGATAATGTAGCCGCACTTGTTATTAACACAAATGTTGCATCTGCACTGTTTAAATAGGGAGTCGTGTTTCCAGTTGAACCTGTATAATTTAAATTGATTACTTCTGGTAAAGTTGCATAAGCTCCTGTATTTATAGCAATCCAACCTCTTAATGGAGCAACATTAAATGTTGTACTTGATGTTCTTGTCATTCCAGTATAGCTATATGCGCCGGTTGAAATAACATTACCCTCAAGGATATTTCTTTCAATATCTGTTAAAAAAAGATTGGTATCTTCGTTGTTGATGTTTACATAAATCTTTCCTGTGGTTGTTCCTGTTTGGATTACATATCCTATTTCATTTGTTCTTGCAGTAAATGCAAGACTTGATGATGTATTGATATATGCTCCCGGAGTGGTATCAGAGAGATAAAGGGTATCGCCATTATTAAAAGTATTAATAGTAATTCCACTAAGAATACCATTATTCAATACTAATCCAACGCCATTACTAGGAATATTATCGGCAGCAAGACCTACAGGGCGATATGAAGCAATGGCATGAGTATTCACTGAAAGTGCGACACTAGGCAATGAATTTGATGTTCCTGTAATAGAAACAACACTTCCTTTAGGAATCATTGCTCCGGTTACGTTACTTACTCTTGTATATAATTGTTGTCCAATATGAACAAGGACATCCTGATTTATATCAGGATAATAAGCTAAAGATTGTTCTTGGCCATCATAAAAAACTCTTCCAGAATTATTAGATACAGTTGCACCTGTATTAAAATCTATATAATTTAAATCTAAAATATTTCCACTATGAAAATCTAAAGTTTGAGTTGTAGAAGAAAAAGTTAAACCACTTTGAGCAATAGCACCAGTTGTTGTTCCATCTGATGTCAAAATCCTTGTTAAAGTCGGAGTTTGAACAGCGTTAAATCCTGTTCCACTAGAACCCGCACTACCTGATGTACCAGATGATCCTGCGCTACCGCTAGAACCTGCACTTCCTGCACTACCAGATGTACCTGCACTACCTGCACTACCACTTGATCCTGCACTACCAGATGAACCAGATGATCCTGCACTACCAGATGATCCTGCACTACCGCTAGAGCCTCTACTTCCTGAACTACCACTTGTTCCTGTACTACCTGCTGAACCAGATGTACCATTTGCACCAGAACTACCTGATGAACCAGATGAACCTACACCTCCTGAACTACCTGATGAGCCAGATGATCCTGCACTACCACTTGAGCCGGCACTACCCGATGAACCTGCACTGCCACTAGAACCTCTACTTCCTGCACTTCCACTTGTTCCTGCACTACCAGATGACCCTGCACTACCTGCACTGCCTGCACTGCCTGATGAACCAGATGAACCAGCACTACCACTAGATCCTGCATCACCACTAGTACCAGAACTACCAGAAGTCCCAGATGTACCACTTGCACCATCAACCCCTGATGTACCTGCAGTACCAGAACTACCTGATGAACCAGATGTACCTGCACTTCCTGAACTACCACTTGATCCTGCACTACCTGCACTTCCCGAAGAACCACTTGCACCAGAACTACCTGTTCCGCCACTAGCTGAAATAATTATTGTATCATTGACTTGATCTATTATTATATTTGTACCAGCAGAAAAGGTTTTAAATTCTAATAAATTATTATTTTTTTGTTTAAATACAGTAGTTTGTCCATTTCCAATATTAGTTCCACTGTAAGGGAAAATATTTGCTAATGGAGTTGAACCTGAAAAAATTGTAAATCCGCTTAAAGTATTAGCAGAAATAGAAGGAACATTTAATTGTCCTGTCATAGTCCCACCACTTAGTGGAACAAAGTTTCCTGAAACACCAATTGAATTTGCATCTCTATATTCAATTGCTCCTGTTGTAGAATTATAAACTAAAACATTATTTACTGTATTATCATTAGTTGGTGTATTAGTCAAATAAAAAGTATCTGCTGATAAACCAGAAGAAAAGAAAGTCTGTCCAGTAACAGTTCCACCAGATAAATCTAAATAATGAGTAGGTATTGGTATTATATAATATCCGGACATATTATATTATAAATTATTAACATCTTCACTAATAAAAATTTCAATTGCCCCAAGATTGGGTATAGATATTTTTTTACCATCATTAAAAAACAATTCAAATTCACCTTGAAATTTTCCACTCATACCAGTATCACCATTTTGCCAACTATATTGAACGGTTCCACCTGATGCACTTGTAACTTGTGCAGGATTAGAAGCAATTACAATGTTCCCACATTCATCTGCCATAGAAAATGTACAACCTGAAACATTAGTTAAATCAAATGGAATAATTGCATTAATACAACTCCTTGTTTTAATGTTTATTGATAGTTCAGGTAATGTATCATTCCTTTTTATTATAAATGGTTTTTGATTCATTTTTTAATTAGTTTTTATTTCAAATTCTAGCGGCACAGAATCCATAATTTCGTAATCAATATTCGCATATTTTGAAAATTCAATATCAAGTTCAGATATTAAATTTTGATTTACAGGGTCAAATATGAATTTAGTTTTTAATTGTTTTGTTATATTGTTATTTAAATATTGTACATACCACACAATCTGATAAACAGTTGGAAAGAAATATAAATTAGCATTTAAATCAACAAAATAACTACCTAAACTTTCATAGTCAACAGTTAAATTTTCCACTAAATCATTTGTTCCAAAATTATAAGTTGCCGCTGAAAGACTATAAGGATCTATTAATGTATAATTATCATTTACTCCGTCTATATAATTTATTCTATAAAACTCTTTGTAAATTGTTAATTTTGACATTAATGTTAGATTTAAAATAAATAGAGAAAAAAAAGATTAGGGCATAAAAAAAGCGACACCTTTTCAAGTGTCGCTGAATAATGAAAAACCTAAAATAATTTACTTCAGAATTAAGCTGACAATAAGCATCTATCTGGCTGGATAGTGATACTTACTTTTGCAAGTTCTGCTGAACCATAATCGTAATCATCAAAAGATGCTTTAACGATTTGGCAACCAACTAGAGTCCACTTTTCAACTTCAACCCCAACTGGGTCAAGAGCTTTAAGTACCAAATTCTTTTTGTAACCAACTGCGTAACCCATTTTACCAGTTGTAGATTCAGCGTGAAGACGAACCCACTCCATTACTTTTTGAGTAGTAGATGGTCCGATTACATCGATGAACGTTACGTCCATTTCATCCCAAGCGTATTTCGCAGCAACGTAAGTTTTAGTATTCATGTAAGGAATATCTACTTTGTCTATCGAAATTGAAGGCTTCTTAGAAGTCTGAACTAGATACGATTCTATTCCTAATTCCGTAGGGAATTCAAGAACGAATCTGTTTTTCATTTTTGGTTCCTGATCAATTGGAACCGGTCTAAACATTAGTGTAGGCATGATATTTAAGTTTTATTTATTTATAAATAAAGAAAAAAAATTTTTTTTTTGTTTTTATTAAATTTTTTATGTATATTTATACAAACACTATATCACACGTTATTTAAATAAAATATGGGAAGGCCTAAGATTCAAAGAGTTAAAGTCTGCGAAACCTGTAAAAAGGAATTCGATGCTGGAAACAAAAAGAATAAAAAAAACTGTAGTGAAGAATGTACTGAGTTATATAAGAAGAATCATAAAGATGAAAGAATGAAGAAAACTTTTGAATCCATAGAGAAAAAATATGGTAAGAAGAGTTTTTTTGAAACTGAAAATTATTATGATAATTTAAAACAAATAAAAAAAGAAAAATATGGAGATGAGAATTATAACAACTATGAAAAAATAAAATCTTCTTTAAAAGAAAAATATGATGTGGAACATCCTTCTCAAATAAAAGATTATAAGGAAAAATCAGATCAAACAAAATTGTCAAAGTACAATGATCCTAATTTCAACAATAGAGAGAAAGCAAAAAGTACAATTAAAGAAAAATATAACGTAGATCATCATCTTCAAACGAAAGAATCCCTAGATAAGTTAAAACAAACAAACAGAGAAAAATACGGAGTTGATTATACGGTACAAACAAATGAATGTAGGGATAACCTAAAGAAATCAAATCAAGAAAAATTTAATTCAGATTATTATTTTAGCTCTGATCTTTATTTAAACATTCAAAAGTCAAATAAAACAAATAAAATAAAAGAAATTATTGCAAAGAATGATTTGAAATTTGATATTAATGAATATAATAAATTAAGAATAAAAACAGAAGAAGGTAAATTTCATTATGTCAAATACCAATTAACCTGTAATTTATGTGATAATATCTTTGAATGGTCTTTTGACTCTATACCCATCTGCAGAAGGTGTTATCCATTAACGAGCATCTCAAAACAACAAGGGGAATTTAAAGATTTTTTGAATTCACTCAAGTTAGAATATGTTGAAAACACAAAAGAAATTATTTCTCCATTAGAATTAGATTTTTATCTAGAAAAATACAATATAGCATTTGAATTAAATGGTAATTATTTTCATTCTGAAATGGCCGGAAACAAACTACCAAACTATCATTTGAAGAAGTCTCAATTATGTAATTACAAAGACATAAAGCTGATTCATATTTTTGAAGATGAATGGATGTTTAAAAAAGATATTGTTAAGAGTAGAATAAGGAATTATTTGAATTTGACTCCTAATAAAATTTTTGCAAGAAATTGTATAATCAAGGAAATTACATTTATTCAAAAAAAGATATTTTTAGAGGAAAATCATATACAAGGTAATGATGTAAATTTTAAAAGTTATGGTTTATTTTACAATGATGAATTGTTTTCAGTAATGACTTTTTGTAAACCAAGATTAGCATTAGGAAATAGATTAAAAAATAATGAAAATAATAATCAATCAGTTGAATTATCACGTTTTTGTTCTAAAATAGATTATAATATTATTGGTGGATTTGAAAAATTATTAAATCATTTTAAAAAAAACAATCCAGATATTAAACATATTTTCACCTATGCTGATTGTCGCTGGAGTGGTTTAAATCCAGAAAAAACAGTTTATCATAAATGTAATTTTGAATATATCAACACAACTAAACCCAATTACTTTTATTTTGAAAAAAGTAATTACTTTATAAGATATCATCGTTTTAAATACAACAAACAAAAGCTAATCAAATTATTTAACGAAAAACCAGAATTAACAGAATGGCAAATTGCTAAAAAAAACAGAATGGATAGAATTTGGGATTGTGGTAGTATGAAATTTATCCTTAACCTATCATAAAAAAGGATTATTTTGACTTCTTAAGTAAAATATATTTTTCTGAATTTCATCACAAATCATCTCAAAATTAATTATTTGATCAATATCCAATTGAAACCATTCTCCAGTTAGATTATAATCTTGATGATCTACTTTTCTTGTTCTAAATTGCCTATGAAGTATTTTTTCTATTTTAGCAGCTAATTCTGTTCTGTATATTTTGGTCAAATTAATTTGATATGGGCATCCCGTTTGTAATTGTTTTATCCTTTTTTTTGAATTGTTACTTAAACCAATTTTACAAATATTCAATTCTGGAACAAACATTAAATAAATTTCCTT